CCTTCTGTTCCCCTCGGTGGTCCCGCGACCGTCGGCACCCGCGAGGGCCGGTCCATGCGGTCCTTCGCCCTGCCATGGATCCCGCATGACGATGTCATCCTGCCCGGCGACATCCAGGGAAGCCCTGCGCTGGGCGTCTTCGATGCGGCCGACCCGCTGGTCGAGGTGATGAACCGCAAGCTGATGCTGATGCGCCGCAAGCACGCACAGACCCGGGAATACATGGAGATGAACGCGCTGCGCGGCATCGTCAAAGACGGCGCTGGGACCACTCTCTACAATTACTTCACAGAGTTCGGCCTCGCGCAGATCTCGGTAGATTTCGTCTTGGGCACGGCTGGCACCAATATTCAGGGAAAGGTCCGCGAGGTGTTGCGCGCGGTCGAAGACAACCTTTTGGGCGAGGCAATGTCCTCCGTCCATGCGCTGGTCAGCCGCGAGTTCTTCGACAAGCTGATCTCGCACCCGAAGACCGAGGAGGCCTACAAGTTCTATGCCGCGACCGGGGCGCAGCCGCTGCGCGAGGATATGCGCCGCAACTTCCCCTTCGCGGGCATCGTATTCGAGGAGTATTCGGGCACCGTCACGCTCTCGACCAATGCCAGCGAACGGCTAGTTCCGGCCAGCGAAGGCATCGCCTTCCCCTTGGGCACGATGGATACCTTCACCACCTATGGCGGCCCCGCCAACCTGCTGGAGGCCGCCAACACCATGGGCCTGCCACTCTACGCCCGCCAGCATCTGGACGAGAAGGGTCGCTGGATCGATCTGATGACGGAAGCCTCTATCCTGCCGGTCAACAAGCGGCCGCGTATCGCGATCCGCCTGCACACCTCGAACTGACCGGCGCGTCATGACCGTCTTTGCTGTCGCCATGGACCGGATCTTCGCTATCCCGTCCATGGCGGTGGCCGCATTGTGGATCTCGGGCACCACGTCGCAGGAACGCACGATCCGTGTGATCCGCCGCGCTCCGGATCGTATCACCGAGTTTGGCGCTGCGCAGTTCGCCAGTGACACGATGGTGCTGGATGTACGCGTCTCCGACTTGGCCGATTCGCGCCCGGGCGATCTGATCGTGATCGACACTGACAGTTTCACGATCCAGGGAGAGCCTGTGCGTGACAGCGACCGCCTGATCTGGACGTTGGACCTGCGGCCGTCATGAAGTTGAAACTCGACATTGATCCGGACATCGTGGCGATGATGGCAGCCGAGATCAGAGCCGGGGAAAGAGCCGTCAGCGCCGCGATGCGCGAGGCCGGAACCGGGCTGAAATCCGACTGGCGGGGACAAATCACCGGCGCGGGGCTTGGTCGGCGGCTGGCCAATTCGATCCGCAACCAGAACTTCCCGCGGTCGGGCGAAAGCTTGGATGCGGCCGCGCTGGTTTGGTCCAAGGCGCCGGTGATCGTCGGTGCTCACGACACCGGCCCGCTGATCCGCTCGAAGGACGGGTTCTGGCTGGCAATCCCGCTGCCAGCCGCAGGCAAATCCACGCGCGGCGGCCGGATCACCCCCGGCGAATGGGAGCGCCGCACCGGTCTGCGCCTGCGGTTTGTCTATCGTCGGAGAGGGCCGAGCCTGCTGGTGGCAGAGGGGCGCCTGAACACCAAAGGCCGGGCCGTGGCGTCCAGATCCAAGACCGGGCGCGGCGTGGCAACCGTGCCGATCTTCCTGCTGGTGCCGCAGGTCAAGCTGCGTAAACGGCTGGATTTGGCGCGGGATGCACAGCGGGCGCATGACGCCCTGCCGGGGTTGATCGTGGCGAATTGGGTGGAGGTGAAGGTGCGATGATGGCTACTATGCTGACGAAGGGTGAGTTCGCTCCAAATACACCATGTCTGCCTTGGAGAGGCCGTTCAATAACGAGTGGATATTGCCGGTGCCACAAACTGCTGAGTTTTTGCAGATGCTGCACCGCATCCGCTTCGAGCCCCATACTGACCTCTCCACTGGTATCAGCTTAAAATCAAAAGATCGCGCGTGCGATCCGGATCAGCTGTAAAGTCTCAAAAGCGCTATCCTGCAACGTCACTAGTTCACCATTTACGACGGCATAGTTATATCCCGGCTCAAGCTCTGGCAGCTTGTAGGTCTGGCGCAGTTCGTTCTGTGTCAACGCCGCAGTAGGCGCGATGCGCAGTCCCTCGGGTAGATTTTCGACCCGCGCCAGATCATTGATCCGCAGCAGTGATGTGTAATCCTCGTCGGTCAACACCACCGGCTGGCCATCAATCAGCGCATAGCGTTTGCCTGAAGGCGCGGGACGAAGCCCGTAAAGCGATGCAATCTGGTCTGAACTCAGCAGCAGAGTATCGTCGTCGAGCACAACATCCCGATCTAGATATTCTTCACGCTGTTCCAGATAAATCTTGTCAAGCCGGTCGTCGTCATATGCCACCCATTCGTCATAGGTCACGCCTTTTTTGGCAAGACCGGGGGGTACGCAAGGCGGGTCCTTCTTTGCCAAGCCCGGTGGGCAGTTGCGATAGGTTAGTACTTGATCATCGGGCACGTCGGAGAAAACGACTTCTGAACCCAAAAGTGTGAGCGGAACGGCACCCAGCAGTACGGTCATGTCCCGACCTTTGGGTGCCTGCACCCTCAAGATTTCATCGGAAAGGCGCGCCCGGTCGTCTTTCGACCGTTTTACCTCAGCTTTGACTTTATCAGGCTTATCGTTGTTCTTGATCTGTTTGTTGCTCTGCTTGTCTTTTTTCGCGTGCTTGGGTTTTTTCTGCTTCGCTTGCTTAGCCTTTTTTTGGCCTTTACCCTTGTCATTCTTGATCTTGACAATTTGCGCGCCTGGAGCCGTTGGCACTGTCAACGCGGAAGTCGCAGAACTGGGAAGCAAAACGCCTGCCTCAAGCATGGGTGTGATTGTGCAGGCAAGGATCGTTGCAATTGCGAGGGGTGTATATCCCATTGTCAGACCTCCATATCGGCGTGATGAATCAGCCACGCGGCGCTGATCTTCAAATCGGTGACATGTCGGGGCGAACATTACGTCGTTCCATGCCGTTTCGACCCAACCAACGAGGCGTTACTAAGGTTCCACCAGGTCCAGCATACTGAACCGCGCCGCGTTGCGTACAAAACCTTACAAAACCCAAAGACAGAACTGCTCTGCCGAAAACGCTCGGTTTGAGAACATATGCCAAATATCTTGTTTCCGCTACCAAAAACCCCGTTCTAATGCCGCGCAGTTCTTGAAGGTTTTTGCATGCCCAGCGATAACTGCCACCCGCTGCATCCGAGAATATCGGTAAGGTGGGTGTCAGGCGGACCTTCTCCGCACCTGCAACAGAGCTAAAATCAATGCCCACCCCTCGCGAAACCATCCTCTCCGCACTCCGTGCGCGGCTCACGGCGCTACCCGCAACAGCCCTGCGCGGTGAGGTGCTGCCCGAGCGCGTGCCGACTGAGGGCCTGCTAATCCTGCGCGACGGCGAACCAGGCGAGCCCGAGGTGACACTGTCGCCGCTACGGTACCATTACCAGCACCGCGCCGAGATCGAGGCGGTCGTGCAGGGCACTGACCGTGACACCGCTTTCGATATACTGACCGCCAGCATCGGCGCGGCACTTTCCGCTGACCGTACGCTGGGCGGCCTCTGTGACTGGGTCGAAGCGGAAGCGCCCCGGCCGGTCGATCTGCCCATCGAGGGTGCAGCCAGTTTGAAGGCGGCCGTTATCCCGGTGGTGCTGCATTATTCCACGGCCGATCCGCTCGGCTGACTTCTCTCACGATAGGAGACGAACATGGCACGAGCCCAAGGGGCGCGGGCACAGATGGCGCTTGCGTTCGAGACGACCTATGGCACGCCCCCAGTGGGCGGGTTCACCAAGATGCCCTTCGCCAGCACCTCGCTCGGCGCGGAGCAGCCGCTGCTGAACTCGGAACTGTTGGGTTACGGCCGGGACCCACTGGCGCCGATCAAGGATGCGGTGACGGCCGATGGCGATGTCGTTGTGCCGCTCGACGCCGAAGCGTTCGGGTTCTGGCTGAAGGCAGCCTTTGGCGATCCCACCACCACTGGTCCTGGACCGTACACCCACGAGTACCAGTCTGGGTCCTGGACGCTGCCCAGCATGTCGATCGAGACCGGCATGCCCGAGATCCCCCGCTATGCGATGTATTCCGGCTGCGTGCTCGACCAGATCAACTGGCAAATGCAGCGTTCCGGCCTGCTGACCGCGACGGCGCGGCTGGTGGCGCAGGGCGAGACGGTCGGTACGACGACCAGCGCAGGCACGCCAGCTGCTCTCGAACTGCAGCGCTTCGGCCATTTCAACGGGGCAATCACGCGCAACGGGTCCGCCCTCGGCAATGTGGTTTCGGCCGACATCACCTATGCCAACAACCTCGACCGGATCGAGACCATCCGGAGCGATGGCCGCATCGACGGCGCGGACCAGACGCTGGTGACGCAGGCCATCAACGGCGATCCCTGCGAGATGGAGTTCGCCTACGTCCTGCCGTCGGGCGAGAGCTTCACCTTCACCGTGCACGCCGTCTACCTGCCGCGCCCGCGCATCGAGATTTCGGGACCACAGGGCGTGCAGGCC